CTGTTATAGAAGAAACATTTAAACTGTTTCTTATAGAGCTGGCTCCACTCCATTGACACCAAGACTTTGCAGACCCATTGGTAACAAACGTAGTCGCTACAGTTGTTGTGCCATCGTTGAGATTGGATACTTCTAGTGTACTCATGCTAAGTCTCCGTGGGTTGTTACGCTTACAAGGATGGCATCCGAGTTTGCGCCATTACCTGATGTATCAGAAGCGTAAAGTGTTTGAGCCTGAACTTTGCTGGTAGTTGCGTTTGCAACGTCATTTACCCAAAAATTTCTTAAAAATGGACTAGATGTATTAGCACATGTAACATTGTAGGCGTAGTTAGCATTACCAGCGTTATTGGAAAAGTTGATGTCATACTTGCCCGTCCCACTATCTGTTAAGCTTGAAACATTGTTACTATCTCTAGTCGCAATAGTCCCAGTCCCATTAAAATTAACCCAAGCCGCCGCAACCCCTGACACTGCACGACTAGCTGTTTCACCTGTGGCTTTGATGTTTGTGACCGTTATCGTACTCATGCTAGGTCTCCGTGTGTTGTAGCTAAAATGTTGCTATCTTCCAATGCATTAGCAGAAATATCCCTAGAATAAGCGGTAAATTGACTTGCAGAGTTTATAATAACAGAAACATTCCTATCATCTGATGTTCGGGCTATTGGCATTGAAATGTGACCATCTGTTGAAATTATTGCAGAGGTTAAATTGTAACTGGAGTTTCCTGTAGAATTATCAACATATGAAGACATGTTAAAACTCTCAATTAAGCCTCCGCTTGACTGAAAAAGCCAACCCTTTGCAGCGTGTTGCTTCGTCAGCGTAACAGGGCCAGTGCCAGCCGTATCACTTATCGTTGTAACTCGTATCTCAGACAATGGACAAGTTCCCTCCTGTTGTGACAGTGAGAGTAACACCTGTTGCTACTGCTACTGGGCCAGATGCTAGTGCGTTCTCTGTTGCGTCAATGGTTACGTTTGTATTCAGCGTTTGCTCATGCACCCTAAAGATGTCACCAGCAGCAGCCGCTGGGCCGTTAGTGCCACGCTCACCCTTGTATCTACCGCCACCTACAGCAGTGCTTAAATCAACAGCAGTGAAAATAGTAACTTCTAAAATGTCATTGAGTGCAGCTCCAGTTGTAAGAACCACATCACTGCCATTTGTCGCGTTATAATCTACGCCGTCTAAAATTTTTACTCCATTGAGATAGCAATCTATAAACCCAGCAGTATATCCAATCGTGGGAAACGAGGTTTGACTAGCTGTAGCTGTAAAGGTTTGTCTTGTTTGGGTAGCCTGTGGAACAGGTATGTCACCGATATATCCAGCCATTATTCTGCCTCCAGTGCCGTTAGTCTAGCCTCAATGCTAGTCAATCTTTGTTCTGTTGCTGCACCAATAAACGCTAGTAACTCTGGGTATCTTACACCTAGTCTTGTACGTTCTGTTGCACCTTCTGGTGCTGCGTCTTTAGTGCTGTAAGTATCAGTGCGTGTGTATGCGTCAGCGGCTTCTCTACCCTCTTCTTCATTTGCTTCAACAGCAGCAACCTCAACATCTTTTTCCCACCAAGTATCAGAACACCAGAAAGCATACTTGCTTGCGTCTAATCCTGCGTCTGCCATTGCAGTTTGTACTTGCTGTGCAACCACACCAGTATGTGTTCTAGCAGAGTCACCTTTATCTGCTACCTTGTCTTTCCATTTGTATGTCTTGAATAGTTTGCTGATAGCTGTAGCCGCAGTAATCTCTGCGCTAGTTAATGATGCAATGTCTTGTTTATCATTTTCGTCAGATGTTTGAATAGTGCCATTGGTTGCTCTAACATCGTCAAAGCGCGTAGTTGCAGATCCTAAGTCTGTAGAATTATCTTGATCTACTCCTTGATTGCTTGTTGGTGTGATTGCTTTAAATTCAAAAGCCAGACCTTTGTAGTTTGTAGCTGTTGAGAACATACGAAGAGCAGCACCAGAGGTTCCAATAGCACCTATCTCACCTGTGTCATGTATGAAGTTCATATGAGCGCTCTCTGTTCCATTTCTTCGGACTGTAAAAACAGTGGCGTTATCTCTAGTAAAAGATACATAACCTGTGGACCTTAACTCTGCCCCTGCATCAGAACCAAGAGCAGTCTTAGCCACAATCAAGTTACCGCTGCTATCGATACGCATACGTTCTGAAGCATTAGTATGAAATGCCATATGATTACTGGAATTATCATAATTTATTTTACCAGCATCATCGTCAGAACTGTCACCAAATCTTACTTGTGCATTGTCACTAGTTCCTGCTGTAATTGCTAAAGTAGACCCACTAGAAGAAGATAGATGAAGACTATGGCTAGGCGAACTCGTTCCAATTCCTACTTTTTGATCAGAAGCTATCCTCATAGCCTCCGTTGGGCTAGCACCGTCAGAACCGTCATTAGTTCTAAAGATAAGTTGGCCTTTCTCATCGTCCGCGCTTCCGTGATGATTTGCCTCTATTTCAGCTAATGTGCTTTCTTCACCGCCAGACTGTTGACCTTTAAAAATAACTTTTCCCTCACGACCAGAGTCACTGTCCTCATGCGTGTTATTTATTATGGTTACTTCTGGTGTGGTGTCAGTAGCCGTAACGTCTTGAGCATTAGCTACAGTCGTGCTGAGAGTTACCGAGCGTTGCCCTATATATCCAGCCATTAGGTTTGCTCCAATACACTTAGAATTGCATCTGCACTTGCCGCAGTGTCTGATGTTACAGTTATCGAATCAGAAGCTTCTAGGATAATCTTACCATCCAATACTGACAAAGCAGAAGATGCTGGTATAGGAGCGTCCTTTATTACATGAACACCAGCAGCCTTAACCGTAACCTTAATTTGACTAGCACTTGTATTAGCTATCGATAAACCAATAGTCACCGTAGTCGTTGCAAGTGGGGTAATGTAGGTAGTTGTTTCATTAGTACCCACCGAACTGCTTGTAAAGTTTTTGAATGTATTAGCCATTTTGAGTTACCTCTATGCTACGTCATCAAGTAATGCAGCCACTATGCAAGTAACTGTGCTTGCGCTAGATATTGCGTGTACTTCAGCTACTGTTGTGTTTGGAATTTGAATAGATAAAGCTTGTCCAGCACCTACATAAAGTGCATCACCAGCAGAAGATGAAGCTGTTCCACCATCTATTACAATATAAACAGCATTAGATGAGTCAGTATTCTTGACATATAAGAACTTAACTTTATCTGCTGTGTTTATTGCAACTGGTGAAGTATCATCATCTACCGCTGTATAATCTATAAAATTACCAGCCATTAAATCTGTGCTTGCGTTAGATACGCTAGTTAGTTTGTAGTACCATTTATCATTTGCGTCTGCTGGGCTAATAGTGGTTGTAGTAGAAATAGTTTGCGCTATCTCATCTGGTAACACTGTAACCTGTGAAACGACTGTTGCGTCATCTGCCATTTTTATCTCCTATCCTAAAGCAATGGCTAAAGCTAATGCGTTATCTGCAACCACAGATACATCACTAGCAACTCCAGCAACTGTAGTAACATTTGCTGAAATTCCAGCTACCGTATTTACATTTGCTATATTCGAACCTACTAAATTTATATTTGTTTCATTAGTTGCTGCTGCTGTAACACTACTAGCAATTCCAGCAACGGTTGTTACATTTGAAGCTACTCCAGCTACAGTTGTAACATTAGAACTTATTCCAGCTACTGTTGTAATATTTGTTGCTATGCCAGCTGCTGTAACAACATTTGCCTTAACAGCATTTAATCCTGATATGGCATCAGTAGATACTGTGCCATCCTCGATGTCAGCTAATGCTGTAATATCAGCTGTAATTGCAGCAAGAGTACCAACATCAGCAATCTGTGGCCCAGCTTCTGGAACACCAGTGCTAGCATTAAAACCAAGCACTGTACCTTTACGAGATGCAAGTAATGGCAACTGGGTATCAACTGCACTATCAAAATCAATTAGCTTTAAAGATCTATTAACATCATCTTGAAGGTCAGCTGTAATAGCAACAAGCCTGTCAAGCTCTGTATTTAAAGAAGCAATATTAAATGGGCCTGATGACGGAAAGTCTGTTGTTCTATCTAAGTCAATAGATCTTGTAATAACAACTGTAGAGCCACCTGATATACCTGTTACACTATTGCCAGTAGTAGTTGTAATAGTGCCAGTAGATCCATCACCACCAGATACAGTGTAGTGTGTTGTTAAAGTTTTTAATGTGCCATCAACAAAAAAGTTTAAATCATCGTTATCAAAAAACTCAAAAGGCACAGCAAAAGATGTTTGAGTTGCACCTTGAGCGACAGTATAAGACACCCTTGGATTGTTATCTGATAAATTAATCGTCATGATTTACCTCTTTTTTATGGAAATAGCAGTGAAGATTAAAAGTCGCAACGCACAAAAAGTTAATATCTGCCGTATCCAGATATTGTATCTTTGCTTTCATAATCAAAAGCACCTTGAAATGAGTTAATTATATATCTCATAAACCAAAGCCTCATGCCTGGAATCATTTTAGCTGTTTGTTCAACAGCACCTTTTTCACCATTTATTAAACCATTGAAAGCATTGTAATAATCTTGAGATACTGATGGACCAGCACCAGCAAATTGATTTACAGAATTAAAAAATCCCTGTTCTTCTGGAAATTTTGGTTTAACATATCCATCAAGATAATTTTCACCATTCATTGCCATTGATGAAGATATACTTGTGTAAAACATATCACTGTACAAAGCAGCCAAACCAGATTGATCAAAAGATCTAATTAGTTTGTCAGTAAATGACATGTTATCCCATGCTCTTTTAGATCCACTTGTTAAATTAGATTTAATCTCAAGCACTCCATATCCTAGTCCCATCATCCAAATTGCACCAAACAATGGAGATCTCATTTGTCCAGTAGTATATGCGGCTGTTGTTTTGTTTACGGCTGCTAGTGCAAATCCGTAAAACTGAAACGGCAAAGAAAGCAATCCAGTTTCCATCCTTGCATAACCTCGATACTTAGGGTCTTGCTTCATCCCAAATCTTTTAGCTACACGCATTGGAATTAATACAACACCATCCATTATTCTTGGTCGGTCAGCTGGTGTCGCATTCATAATAGTATTTAATATCCCAGTAGACATAGCCCTCTGAAACTTTTCTTTAAGAACCTCATCTGTCCAGTTGTCTGTGTTTGCATAGATTAAACCAGCATCAGATTCTTCCCATGCTGTTCCTTTATTAGCTGCTAACTTTTTAGCATCAGCTTTAGATATATTATATCGCCTTAAATACTGAGACATCCAATCATCAGCATCACCAGCAGCTTCTTTAATAGCAAACTGAATTAATTGATCTTGCCTCATGATTGCGTCAAGGTGTTTTAGAAATCTAGTAACTGGTGTTAAACCATTAAGAATATAAAAAGCTTCTTTACCTTGCTCCCAAAGACCATGCATTTGTGGATTGGTAAGCATTTCATCACTATACCTAATACCAGCACTGTGCATAGCACCTTCAATACCTTCACTTGCTTTTGGACCTTCAGCAGCAGCCAACCTAACTTTATCATCTGTGTACTTAGCAATCATAGTACGCATAACTCTATTAACGCCATGCTCTGCCATTAAGCGACCAAACTCAGTGAGTGTAGTAAAGCCAACAGCACCCATAAAATTAAATGTTGCTAAGTCTTTTAAGCGTCTAGTTACTTTTGCATCCCATCGAGCAGGGTTTCTTAATGGTGCATTCATAACTCTGTCATAGTCAGTTCTAAAATCAGCAAGCACAGCATTTATTCTATCCATATCCATGCCAGAATCAAAAAGCTGATCAGTTTTTTCCTCTAACAATTCATCAATATTTCTGCCGCCAAACTTTTTAGCAAATGAATAGCGTGGTGCTACTCTCTGATTGTAAGCCATAAATGCAGTGAAAGGATTCATTTCAATAAAATCAGTAATTAAATGATTAGGTATATCTAATCGTCTGTGCATAAAATGTTTTGAAGCACCGTAACCAAAAAAAGCTTTTTCGAAATCATTATCTGCACCTTCAGATATAATCTTATCTACAGTTCGCTTAACTCTTTCTGCTACCTTTGCTGGATCAGTGCTTAACTTTTGGACAGATAAAGGATTTCTAGGATCGAATACTTTTATGCTTGGGTTTTCTGTAAACCACTTCATTAGTATTTCTTCAAATTCTTTTCTTCTTTTTTTAATAACATCAACAAGAAAAAATCTAGGATGAAACACAGTTTCTTTAGCTGGTAAAACATCCATATCTTTTAAATCTTCTAATACATCTTGAGCTTGTTGACGTTCATCTTTGTATTTTGCTACACGAGCCATAACAGTTTCATAGTATGGATGATCACTTCTCATACCATTACTTTTCAATGTTGCTATCTTTGCTTCATTATCTTCTATTCTTTTTGTAAAGAACTTCATTTGATTTCTATAAAATCTAGCACTACCAATAAGATCTGTTTCTGTTAGCCTTGCTCTCCAAGTTTCAGCAAACTCATCTATAAGGTTCATTACCTCTTCTTGCGCTTGTGTCTGAGGTTTACGACCACTTAACCTTAATTTGCTTACCTCTCTTATAAATGTATTAAAATCTCTTTGCCTTCCAACAGCATAATCAAGAGCAACAACGACTGGTTTTTTACTTTCTTTTATAAAAGATTTTTGTAAATTTTTATAAAACTTATACATCTCAGCTTGATACTTAGCCTGATCCATATGAACGCTAATACCTAGCGTGTGACCATTAACATGACCAACAGATAGTTGTCCTTGATCTCCAACTAAATCATAATAAAATCTTTTAAAATCTGTAGGTACATCTTTTGCACCCATTATTCTTTTGTATCCAGATGTAGCTGCCTTAAAAATAAAACTATTTGTAAAAACATTTTTAACTAAACTTGGGTCGCCTTGTGGCTCTACTGCTGGTGCAGTAGCAACTTCTCCATAGTTTGATATTGGTTGTGTTTTATCAAATGACTCATCAACAATAACAGGTACAGCATCTTCATCTACTATCTTTGGAGGAATAAGCGCATTCTCAGCTTCTTCAGTTTGATCAGCAATAGACTTTATTATTCTTCCAGAGTTGGGTGTAGTAGCAAAGCCAACAATACTTCCTATTGTATATCCAGCCAAACCAGACACACCAATATTAATTGCTGATTTTTTAAGATCTCTTTGAACAGGATCAACAGCTGATAAGACAGCTTCTTCAGCAGCAGTAAGCATCATAGTTGCTTTACCTACCTGATAACCAGCGCGAACAGCACCAACACCGATACCGACTGGCAAAGCAACAAGATTAATAGGATCAAATAAAGAAACAAAAGCAAGCTGACCAATGCTTGCCCTAGATAATATTTCCTGATCTTTTTTAGATCTATCAATTTTTTCTATTAAAAAATCTAAATGTTTTTTATTTTGTGCATAAATTAAATTCATACTGTATTCATGGTAAGATGGATCTAAATCAAATATTGATTGAGCCACATCAAAATCAGGATCGTAGTCATAAAGATCGCTAGCGTAATTACTAAAAGGACTGCTAAGATCAAAAAGATTTCTAAACTTACCTAGTGATGCTCCCATAGCTTCATCAAGAGATGGCCTATTATCATATATGTCAGGTAAATCTCTGCCACCCATTATGTTTGGGTAGACGTTTGAAACGTCAATCATAGCCATTAGAAAAACTTTCCTTCTTTTAATCCTGTCATAGCCTCATTAATTATTTCAAAGTTTTTTCTTTGCTCTCTTAGCTCTTCTATACTTTTTGCATTAATTTTTTGATTGGTAAGATCAGGATCTACATAGTCTTTAGCTTCATCAGATATTTTAAAACCCATTGGTCTTCCATCTATTATAAGTGGAGTGAGTTCGCTCAAACCATTTCTATCCTGAATAATTTCCATAACCTGAAAAACTTGATCCGCTGGTCTTGCAATGTTTGGAAACATAGGAACAAGAACAGCTGCTTTTAAATTTTGACCTTGGGTTCGTTTTCCTCTGGTAAATTTAATACCTTGTTCTTGATCAGAGGTTTGTTCTACCCCTCCTAAATATATAGCAGCATAATTATCAGTCATAGCAAGATCGTTTAAATCACCAATAATATTATCTTCTTGCCAGTTATCATCATGCACATTTGTAAGGGTATAGCCAACTTCAACTAGCTGATTATTAATTTGATCTGTTACATATTCTGTTAAATTAGGATCACCAAATATAACACCTAATGAGTGTCTTGATAATCCTTTTTGACCAATAGGTCTTGCTGGATCAATAATATACTTTGCTTCTTTATATCTGTCTTCAAATCCTTTCTCAACCATTTGAATAATTGTATCTTGCTCAAACATTTTAGATGCCAGTTGATTTGCTAATATACCAAGTTCAGAATTAGAAACAATATCACCTTTACCCTCTAAAATTATATCAACAAATTCAGCTGGAGTAACAGACTGACCATCTGAATTTCTAAACAAAGCATCTCTATGTCTTGTGACTTCAGCTTCTGTTGCATTAGTGCCGCTTAAATTTAAGGTAGCGATTGCATCATCAAAACTTTTATACAAACCTAAAGTATTGCCAAGCAGTGCAGCATCTATTGTCATTTGAGTAATGTCTTTAACCTGACCCTTTAATAAATTTCTTTTAACAACTTCTTTTGTTGTTTGATTTGTTTGTTTAAACCCTCTTAATCTACTATAAAGTTTCATAAGCTGATCTAAGTTTTGAACAGTTCCACCCCTAGCTATATTGTCATATTGATTTGCAAGAGTTGAGCCTATTGAGTTTTTCATTATAAAAAATGCTTGGTTTGTCCAAGTGCTTTCATCTTGAATGTTAAAACCTATACCAGACAACTGTTGATCAGCAATATCCATAGCTGTTTTGCTGCTATTATCTAACTGACCTCTATTAAAAGCTTGATGCTTATAAGCATTTTCATATGCTTTTCTTTGTCGTTCTTCTTGTCCAGCTCTTACACTAGCAATTTGTTGAATCTCTGAAGCAACAGCATTTCTTTCTGCATCACTAAATCCTTGGACTGCAAAGTCAGCAAACTCTTTTTCATCATCAGTTAATCCTGTTAAGACAGACTCAGAAAGATCAACTCTATTTCCTACATATTGAGAGAGTAACTGTAATCTTTCAGAGTTTAATGATTGAGAAAAAATTTGCAGTCTATTTTTTGCTCTTGATAAATCAAGGTTTCTTTTAAACTGTAGCTTTTGATCATTACTTAGATCACTTGCATCTATTTCTTTTTTAACTGCATCGATATCCTTATCAAGAACATCATCGCCATTTAATATACTACCATTAAGTTTAAAGTATTTATCTGTTATTTCTGCTCGAGCAAGATTATTCTCCATTCTTGTTTTAGTTTCAGATTCACCAGCACTGAAAAAAGCAGATAAAGTAGCTAAATCGGCAGTTTGAAATAAGCCATGTTTATGTGCAGCCTTTACTACTTTTCTTTGGTTTGTTGAAAGCTGATCATCTATTCTGTTATTTAACATAGCTGATTTAAAGTTATCGCTTTTGCCATCATATGATGCAAGTCCAATAAAAGGCTCTAATAGACTTGTTCTATGTGCTATGAGTGCGGCATTATACTCAGGATTGCTCATAAAATTTTCGTCATCTTTCCTCTTACGATCTAACTCTTGTTTGTATTGCCTATGTATTTCACCTAAAGATTGTATTGCTCCAGCAATATCTCCACCTTCTAAGAATGCTTCTGTAGCTTTTTGTGCTGCTTTATTTGCATTTCGTAACGCTGCTGTATTTAAATCTCTTTTATCTATTCTTAGATTTCTTAAATCTTCTTTTTCTTGATTAGCTTCAGCAACAGCTTTATTAGCTCTCCTGATTGCATCAACACCATCCATGTCAGCAATCACAGAAGTAACAGCAGCACTTACAGATTTCTTATTATCAACAGTAATTAATTGTGCCAAAGATGTTGTGACTACTTTTCCATCTGGCATTGTGTATACTATTTTTTTATTAAATAATTGTTTGATGTCTTCATCAGCATCTTCATACTTGCCGCTAGTGCTTATCATTGTAGCTATTTGCTGTCTTTCATCCTCATCAAAAGTACCTTTTGATATAATTCCTATTAAAGATGCAGCTGCAATATCACCTGTTGTACCTGAGTAATAAGAATCACCAGCACCAGTTGTAAGCAACTGAGCTTCCTCTCCATCAACATTTACTTGCTTCCTATCTTCTGCAGCACTTAAAGCTTTGCCAAGATTTCCATTTAAAGCTAATTCATATATATGAGCAGCAACTTCAACATTGCCAGCAATAATACCATCAGCTTGATTTGCTCTTGCTCTTTCTCTCTGTTTCTCAAGCAAGTCATAGTAATGACCCTCTTGTATAGCAGTTCCAACATTAGTTATTAGTTCTTGAAATCGACCATCAGCATTAGTACCAAGGGCTTTAAGGTAACTATCCATAGCATTTTTAAAAGCTATTGGATTTCTGCTATGCTGAACTCTATACTTTTGAGCTTCTAACCTAATGTCCTGATCTATTGTATCTGCAAATCTTTTTTCAGCTACTCTTCGAAAAGCTTCTCTAGCAATACTGCCATAGCCCTCTGGTGGCTTCATTGCGACTGGCATTCCATCTTCGCCAAACTTCATAAACTCTGATGAATCAATAGCCATAACAGCTTCTTCAGCTGTTACTTCAGCTTTCTTTGTATCTACTTCAAAAGCTTTTCTTCTAAGAGTTTCACCAGCATCAGCTAAAGCAAGGCCTACTCGATCAGCCTCAACATCAAAGTTATTAACACCAATACGTTTGTTTGTTTCAGTTACTGTTCTTCGGATTACTTTTGCCATATTTTATCCTAAGTAAAAGTTGTACTTAAATCATGTAGACCAGAAGCAAAACTTGATAGTGTATTTATTCTAGTAGCAGATGCTCTGTTCTTACCGCGTTCTATTTCAAGCAATGATGCCACTGTTTGTTTTCTACTTTCCATATCTGCTTGCCTTGCCATTACAGTCAGGTCATCAAATGCCACTTCTTCTTGATTGTCCATAAATGCCTTAACACTTTGATCAAAGTCTCTGTTCTTTAATAAAGCACCTTCATTATATGCAAGATCATCAAAGTATTGCTGATATCGCATAACTTGTTGCTGTGCTGCTTGTGCCTCACCAACAATCCGATCTGTTACCATTGCTTCAGCATTATCTTTTGATGCTTGCTCTTGCGCTCTGGCAGCTTGCATACCGCCCATGAATTTTAAACCTAAACCTATAACTTGAAAAACAGACATTAGAATATTAACTCCGCTACCAAACCATTGATCTGTAAATCTAATGGTGCATTTTGTGTTATTGTTATTTGAGGATCTGCATTATAACCAAGTAATCTAAACTCTTTTTTGCCAGTAAAAGGAGCTAGTTGTTGTGACAAATCATCTGTAACATTTCTTATTATCATTGCTGTTTCATTTACCTTTACAGCTAATGTGTTATTCAAGTCTAGATATACTGTGCCAAGCCCTCTTGGAATACCAGTTATTGGTCCATTGTTTACCTGTGCATCTATTGGATTTGTTGTTAACTCAACATCAAAGTTAAATCCTATTTCAGCTGATGATAGTGAAGCATCAACAGAAGATACGTTTATATTGCCACCACTAACAGTAAACTCTCCAATATAATTGTTACCATTAACAACTCTTAACACAGCACCATTATTAAAATCTGCTGACACATTAAATACACCACTAGATCCGCTATATGTTTTTGCCATATCTAAATTAAATGTAGAGTCAAATTCACAAAGAACTATTTTTTTTGTGCCATCACCAAGATCATATTCTACATTTACAAAGACACGATCATCTATTGTAACTGTAGAATGAAACTTACCATTTGTTACAAACTCTACCCAACCAGCACGTTGCTCTGCTCTATTAGAATTAAATACAGACATTGTTCCATCATTATTTACAATGAAGACATAGCTTTCTGATCTAGATAAAGCACCATAAAGAGTATTCATTTCTATTGGTGATTTAATAAGATGCGAAGAAATAGTAGAAATTGGATTAGCTACATATGCAGCTTCACTATCGCTAAACAAATATTCTCGAACAATTTGCCCACCCTTCTGAACAAAAAGAGTTGCACCATCTAAAATTTGAGGTCGTGTAAATCCAGAACCAAAAGGAGTTTGTCTTCTTACCTGTGCATTGGTTGGAGTAATAGGTTGATTCTGAAACGCTGGCACAAACATTTCAGCAGAAGCTGCAAAGATCTGCAGATCCCTGTTTGAAACAATATGTCGTATCTGTTGTATTTCACCAATAGCAGCAGTTAGTTGTATCGACTCATTGTCTTTAGCTTCACCAACATCAAAGTTATAATATGATGCTATCTTACTAAACCAAATACTATCTGGTTGCCCAAGAGTTCCAGCAAACACTAATCTGTTTTCATGAAATGTAACAGCAGCTGGAAACCCTCGAAGAGCAGAATATGACTGTTCTTCCCAGCTAGTTGTTGGTGCGTGAGTAGTTACACTTGGAGTACCACCACCCAAAGCAGAATCATTAGATGAACCACCAGCAGTAAAAGTAAATACATCATCACTAATAATACCAGCAACAGTTCTTGAGCCATTTAAATTGCTAATACTTATACCACCAACAGTATCACAATTTGAAAAGGTTATTGAGTTGCCCACAGACATACCGTGATTTACTAAAGTAACTTCTACTATATTTGATCCATTATTTGTTCTTAAAGAATCTGGACTTAGTTTTACTTTAAGAGAATCAAGTATGTCACCTGTTGCAACAGTTGAGCTTGTGACACCAGTAATCTCTATCTCTTGACCATTGTATCTAACAGTTGTGCCAATATGCTTAGAAGGAGATGTTGTATCCCAATAAGCTGCACTTGTTGTTAAAGTAACACCAGATCCACTTGATGCTGATGGATCTAAAGTTACTCCAGCACCTTGAAAAGAAAAGTATGGTTGATAAACTTGTTTGTTGTCAGACTTCTGATCGAACTGAAATCCTTCTATTTGAAAAGTAGTAAGACTTGTTCTTACAATTTGTTGAGGAGCAAATGTTTGATGTGCAATAAACATAACATCGCCAGCTTGTGCATATGTATATTCATGCAGAAACTCATCATCAAATTTTAATGCGGCACTATTAATATCTGATGTTATTGTTTGTATTAGAGATACAGCACCACTTACTGGATTTATTTGAAAAACTCTTACTTTAGCTTCTTCTAAAGAAATAATGTATCTTTCATCATCAGAAAATATAAAAGGTAACAATCTGCATTGTTGTACTTTTGTTTCATCTATAGTTGTGTCAAATTGATATATTTTTTGAAGACCAGATCTTTTAACAACTCCACCTTCAGATCTTATAAAAAAGTTTTTAACTCTTTGTGCAGATTGATTATAAACAGGAGAATCTGTTCTTGAATATAAAGAAGGACTTACTTCACCAAATGCAAAGTTTGTTAGTGGTACTCGTACTTTCTGCATTACGTTCGCCTATTTGTAATAAACCGACTTGTTGAAAGTTTCCTTGTTGTTTGTTGTTGAGCATCTAAGTTTCTTGCTCTCATCATCGATGTTGCTGCTTGTTGAGACATAAGCTGTGCAAGGTTCTGATCTCTTGCTAAACTAACTGCAAATACAGATGCTAACTCATACTCAACAGCAATAGTAAAATATGAAGGCCATCCCTGTTCATTTGCTCTAAATGTAAAGTCTAATACTAACTCTGAACTAGCTGTCTCATTACAAAATAATTTATCACCATAAGTTTGATATTCTATAGGTGTGTCATTAACAGTTACAACATGTGTCATTAACCAATCACTTGGAAGCTGATAAGCAGCATCAAATCTACCAGTTGGAGCATCTGTTAATCTATTTAATATTGATTGATTGGTTGCAAATCTCCATCGAGTATTTAGCAAAGATGATCGAGCAACATCTTCATACATGTTCGAAGCAATCAAAGCTTCATTATTACCATCATCAAATGATGTAATAGGTTCAGCACCCACAAGAATTAGAGCGCGACTACATACAGCTACTGGAGATTGTGCTGGTATACTTGAAACTGCCATACTAAATCCTCAAAGAAGGGTGGGGCCGAAGCCCCAACCTATTAGTCGCCATCGGTTTCAGCTACTGCCGTACCATCAGATACGTCAACAACAGTACCAGTATTTGAAAGAACAGTACAAAAACTTGTTGTTGGAACATTAGTATCGCGAACGATAATTAAGTCACGAACATCAAGCATGTTTGCTGCATCATTAAAATATCCAGCACTATTTACAGCGGCGATAGCATCAGCAGATGTATACATCCACAAGCTACCATTTGAATCACCACCGACACGAGTTAGTCCACTTGAAGCAAAAGCCATTTTCTAACCCTCCTAGTTATTATCTAGCAGTTCGTACATACCATTGTCATCAATGACAACAGAACCCATTGACATCATTGATGTCGCTAGGTGCGATACTTTTTCTGCTACATAGTTTACTTCGGTCTGAACATCAGAGTTCACACCAATACCAACTGCTCTCATGTGATAAGCAAAGTTTTTACCACCAGCTACAGCTGAAGTTGAAAAGATCTTGAAGCCCAAGAACTCTTTCATTGTCATACCGCCAGCAAACGGTAAGTTTTGTGGTCCAACAAAATCACTTGAAGCAAACTCATTAATATTAAAGAGGTCTGCAAAACCAGCTGGAGACATAGCAATATAGCGTTGTCCATCTTCTGGAATGCTTGCTGTACCAAATGTTTCAAAGGTTGACAAAAGATCTGCTTTTTCAACAGCAGAAGATGTGTCGTGAAGCTGAGTTGAATTAGCACCAGCATCCATAGCTGTTGTAATGATCTCATCAGTTTTACGACCCAACGCAGCAGCAGCACTTTCAGCAATAGCTTGACGCTCGTTGATATTAGTTTTCAACTCATCAAGTTTATCAATGTACTCAGCTGCATAGAAGTCAGCCATTGTTACTTCCACATTAGTGTGTGCAAGTTCCATTGGTGTAACATTACCGTTACGCGATTTTGTTGAAGCTGATCCAGTTCCTATTTTCTGGAATCGAGCCACATTGCCTGACACATTCGTAGAACGAATGGTATTACGCAGTTTTGAACCCATGCGCTGGTATGCAAGATGCACATCGGTTTCGAACTGCTTAATAAAGGCTTGGTCTATTGTATTAGCCAATTTCTTTCTCCTAAATTAAGTTACGGGCATCTTGGGTATCTGCTTTACATCCTCAATGAAGGTATCCAAATGGGCTTCTCAGTGTATCACAGGCCTTGATATTTTATGTGAAACACAATTTTGTGACGGATTGCAACGCACAAAATCAACATATCGCACATTTTTCCAATCGCTAAACCCAACAGGATGAAAGCCTAACCATACTGCCCAGTTCAACATTGACTCATATTCTTCTGCTATTTGCATAGATAAATCTTCATATGACTGATCTAAGAATGATATTAATAACTTAGATCCTCGTGCCAATCCTTTGAAGTTTTTTGTTACATGTTTTGTAAACAATGCAAAGAGTTGTGGTGGATCTTCAGAGAAGAACACACCACTTGCCATCATAATATTCCAGTCTTTATCTCTTACAATATAGACTTCAGAATCTTTTTGCAGATCTTGCAAAGCTTCAAGAGAGTTAGAATAACCAAGATTAGAAAGCTCTCTTTCTGTTTCTGGATGCAGTATAGAATATATTTCTCTTATGTGATGTTCATAAAAGGGGGTCATATAATACGACCCACTTTGTAATATCTTTACTTCATCCATAAAGTTTTTTGAAACCTTCATCTACTTGCTTTACAAAGTTCATATCACGTTTTGCTGGTGACCAATAACGCTCATCTCTCATCATTTCAGTTAACTCTACCTCATTAAAGTTTGATGATATGTTAGTTTGCTCTGTTACGCTTGGGTCTTTTATTGCTTCCATAATTGCTTCAAGAGCAACAATACCATCTGCACTTTCGCACATACGTTCTATTGCTGGCAAAGCTTCTTCTGGAAAAAATTTATTAGCAAAGAGGGATGCAGCTTCTATTCTAGCATCAGAGTTATCACCCAATCGTGCAGCTTCAGCTTCTATATCATTATCATCACCCATTCCATTCATATACATTTCAATACCTTTTTGAAATTCTTCATGGGTATATCCATTAGAATGACAGTGATCTGCCCAGTCTTTTAGCATATCACTTTCTAAAGCTTCTTCTTCATCAATAAAATCAGGGAGTTCATACTCACCAGCAGATGCTGGTACACCTTCAGATGCCTGTTCATTTAGTTCATCCATAAGTCTAGATCGAACATCATCTTCTTTTTCACCAAGCTTTGATTCTAAAGCTTTGTATGCTTTACCTAAATCAGCTGGATCATTAAACTTTTCTGGCAACCATTCTGGTCTTTCAGATGTTTCAGAAGTTACACTATCAACAGTTTTTACTTCTTCAGTTGTTTCTTCTGTAGTTTCAGTTACTTGATTTTCTTCCATTGTTTTTCACCTTATGTGCATGTGTCATACGAGCTTCGATCAAACCAACTAAATATCGTTGACCTTCTATATGACGCAGTTCCTCCGTAGTTACATTTGGGCCATTTACCATTTCAATAGTAATTGATCTTAGATACTGCAAGACTGCTTGTCCTGTCGCAGAGCCAAACAATGAGGCTATATTCTCGCTAATCTGTTGATCTTTTTCTTGTGGACGCTGTATCCCATCAACACCCACATTGATTTTTTTAGTCAAGCATTACTCCATAGGTTGTGGTGCTTGCGCCTGACCTTGCTGCATTTGTTGCATTAATGCAAGAATTTGTTCTCTTTCTTGCTCATCTCTTACTAAATTATCTGGTATTCCAAACTTCTTAGCTAGATATGCAGCTGTTTCTTCCGTATTAATTAATACATTAATAGCATCTGCACCAAATGCTCCATTAGCCAACTCAAGAAAACGTGACACTGAAGTAATATCCTGATTGGCTTGCGCTTGCGCTAACGGTGACACAGATCTTATTTTTACTTCTCTGCCATTAATTGTGGGGACTTCTAGTCTGCCTTGCTTCTTTAGAATATGAACAACACGTTGTAATACTGGCTGAACTAATTCTACTTGCAATCTACCAAAAGCAGATCCAATACGTCTTGATAGATCTGCCATACGTTCTGCAATCTCTGTTGCTGATGCTGGTGTTCGATTAGGATCTCCAAGCATATCATTGTATAAAGCACGTTTGATATTGTTACGCATATCACCAAGAACAAGTTGTGCTACATCAAAGCTACCAGCAGCTTGTATTGGTTGTAATCCAGCTGATCCCATAGCCTTTGGAATTATTGTTCCAGGGACTAGGTTAATTGTGTCAGGGTTTATTACCCCATCATCTTCCATTTGATAAATGCCAGAGATAGCCATCTGTGCATTCTCAAGTATCATCTCAACTGTAAGGTTAGTAGTTTTAATTGCACTCAATGCGTTGAATAATGGACCTCGCCCATAAACCTCACCAGCGCATTTAGACCAACGAAAACAAATAAAAGGATTTGAGCCAACTCCAGACATCTGCCTTTGCATCATAAGAGATTTTGTTGTTAAACATATTGCGTAGTATAGATATGCTTCTTCATTCTTTTTAGAATAATCTTTACATACTATTTCTAAGACTGTTGTTGTTTGATCAGAGTTATCTATTAAGTTTTGTAGTTCTGAATTAAATGTTCCATTTGGATAGAGCATTGGTAACTGATCATATCTTATAAATTTTCTTTCTCTAAAAACATGATCAATGCGATCATCAGGCCCAGTGTCTAGTATGACATGAGGTAATGGTATTGCGGAAAAACGTATAGGATTGATAGCATCGCCTTCTTCGCATACTAAGACACCAGTACCAACTGCTAAGTCCATAAAAGATTCATGAACTTCTTGTGCAAAGTTTGAGTTCTGAAGTATTTCAAAAACATATTCAGTAACTTCTTCAAGCTCATTATTAACAGCTTCTCTTTGTTCTTTTGGTGTTTCAGACCCAGCAGTTAAATCTGCCCATCGAGCAAAGTTTGGAACAAGTCCAGACTGTAATCTTGAAGCAAACTCTTGAACTCCTACAACAGCAGTCTCATCAAAGATTTTATCATCTCTTCTTTGACCAGAAACTTCATAGTAAAATGATTCGCGTTGCGGCAGCGCAAACTCATAACACTCTTCAAAAACATCAACAAAGTTTGTACGCTTTGCTTTTGCTCTCTCATATCTTTTGAGAAACTCTTTTGCTATAGGATCTGTTATCATTATAGAAACCTACTAAAATAACCTACGCCACCACCTGATGATGTAAGCAAACTACGTCTTCCTCTTCTTCCAGACCTTGCTGATCTACTTCTTCTTCTTGCTGCTTTACTAGCAAACAAACCACTAGTTCTTCCTGTTTGTTTAGAGGTTCCAGTATTGTTTAACTCTCCAGCTTGCATATTAAGTTCTGCTTGTCTTGTTTCTTTTGCAGCATTAGCTTCTGCAGTTGCAGCAGCACTAGCAGCTGCTTCTCTTTCAGCTTCTAATTGTTTTTGACGTTGAGCTTCTTGTTTTGCTAAAGCTTGTTCTTTTGCAGCCTCTGCTGTTTCTCTTGCTTTTTTCTGTTCCTCATCTATTCGAGGATCTCTTTTCTTTCTACCGCACATAGTAAATCTCCTTTATATTTCCCTCAAAGCAGAGAAAAACAATTTTGGCAACGCACAATTACATTCTTGCCCAAAGACCCTGTCTTTTTTGTTTAACAGGTTTTTTATTAAATACATCAAAGTTTCTACTTGCTATCACAGGTCTAGCTGGTTTTTGACTATTAAGTAAAGCTCTACCTTCACCAGCACCCAGCATCATGTATTGTAAGGCATCATGAATATGAGAGTACATATTCTTATCAGGTTTATCAGCATACCTTTCACCAGATACTTCCATACGTTTATATTGATATCCACCTTCAAATCCTTTGATCAACTGCTGACACCTTCTATCAATAATAAATGCTGGTTTGCCCTCAACCATCTTAGTTAGCTGGGAAGAGACAGCTTCCAACCGAAGGTCTACAGAGTTCGAAGGGGCTGGGAATGCCCTCAAACCAGCACCGCGCAAGATGTGGAAAGGGGTACTTTCATCTGTCTGCGCTCTAAAATCCCCAGCGGGATCGCCGTATATATACACCTCAGATGCTTGAGAAAATCGGGAGGAAATTTCTTCACGCAATACTTCAGCAAACCTAACAATCCCCATATCAAAGGCCACTATCTCCGACTGGACGAGCCAGCGACCCCTGATCTTTTGTCCAAGAGTTGCAGCTGGAGTCAACCCAAAGTCCAAGCCAACATATAGCGGTGCGCCAGCAGCTACCGCTATTTCTTCTTTGGCTATGTGTACTTCTGCAGCGAACATTGGGTATATCGGCTTTCCGTCTTGGATAGTGCCAAGCCTATTCATAACATAGACATCAATCCAGCTTTTTGTTTTACCTCTTATTAAATTGTCATAATAGTTAGCAAGCATATGTTTTTTGTTTTCAGCAGTATTGTTCGGCTTATAATCTACCACTTCACCATCTTCATCACGCTCTTCAAGCATTGCAGAAGGCTGTGTAAAGAACTGCCAGTTATCAGGTTTTACTAACATCTTAGCTTGTTCTCTTGGGATATGATCAGGGATTGGAACTTCGCCAGACATAATAGGCCACCAGTGATCTTCTTCTGGCGCATTTGTATCTGCTATTACACCTGTCCAGTTTGGACCACCATCACGCATAGAAGGGTAACGACCAACACGCATAGTGCAAGCATCAATAATAGACTTAGGAATTTCCCTTGCTTCATTTATCCATATACCTGTTAATTCTAATGATAAAAGTTTTTTAACATCCTCTGGTCTATCTAATGCTAAGAAAAGAACCTCAAGTTCTACTTCACCCTTTTTAATGTTGTGGGTGTAGGGGACTGACCAAGTAAACTTTCCCCATTCATTTTCTGGGAACCAATCAAGCCATGTTTTAATAGTTGTAGTTCGTAGCTGTGGGTTTGTGTTTCGTATAATAGCCCATCTTGATTTTCGCTTTCCATCTGGGGCTTTCTTTTGTTCCAAAGCTCTACGAAATACTTCAACGCAACACCCTACCGATTTGCCAGATCCTACTGGTCCTCGAATGCCACGAAAGAAAGTATTATCCTTCATAAAGCTTTTAAGGATCTCTCCGTCTGGCTTGTATTTAAAATTGACCACTAGCGCAGCCCCTTGTCAACTCCAGACTTAATCATTTTCTCAACGACCTCTGGACCAATGTTTTCTATAACATTGTCTATCATCTTGTTAGTAACAAAAGATTTACCATGTTTACGATCAAAATGTTGAAAGTGTACCTTCTTAACAATTCTTCGAAGCATAGTAAGTTCTTCTGTCTTCAAAGTATTTACAAAGCTCACTGTTCGTAAGCCTCGTTAACATCTGGTGTAGAAGGATCGTCTGCTTTTAATCTACCCTTGTCATCTCTAGCACGTTTCTTCTTTGGTGCTGCTTTAGATTTAACTGTAAGTTCTACCCACTCGAGTCTTCTTGAATCAAGAGTTCTTGTCTTACCTGTGTATGTAGTACCAGCAAGTTCATGTGTTTCTCCATCATAAACCTCACCAGTGTTTGCTATTATCCAGCCCATAATTAACTCCTATATTGTTTTACTTTCCTAGCAA